TCGGAATGGTTGCTCAAATACGCCGGGAAGGAGCCCACCGATGGATGACGGGGAGAGAACATCCGCAAGACAACCCATGACCCCAAATGACATCGCGGCGGTGAAGAAGGAACTGCGCGAGAAGGTTGACGCCGCAAACAGGGGTCTCGAATACGGGATTACACTACACATTGATGCCTTTCTGACCATTCTCGACTCGCACGACAAGCTGGAGGCTGAGAACAAGGCACTGCTGGCTGATGTGGCGGCGTTGCGCGCCCCCCTGGAGCAGATACGCAATTCTATGTGCTCTATAGGACTGAGTCTACCGCCTCTGCTTCAATCAGTTGAGCAAATGTTGGACAGCCCCAACCCCGGCCAAGCGCTGTTGGATGAGCGCGACACCCTAGCCGCCGAGAACGCACTGCTGCGGGGGCGGCTGGAGGCGGCGGAGAAGGTAGTTTCGGCAGCAGAAAAACATAGGGACGACGTGCGTATGTGCTGCCCAGAGTGCGGATCGGAAGAGTTTTTTCAAAGGCCATACGATTTTGGGCGTGATCCAGAGACTGGCTATCATGACAGCGGTGTTCGCGCTACTTGCCATAAATGCAGTCACGATGCCGACATAGAAGACTTTCAGCACCTTGAACTAGCCCAAGGCATTCGTCACTGGCTGAGTGTCTACCTCGCCAAATACACCACCCCGAAGGAGCCCACCGATGGCATATAATTCCCTAAAACAGCGCGAGCCGCTATAATCGACTCCAGCGGTGCACATCAGCAACGTTCACTTGCGTAGCGAGATCCTCCACCACCAGAGCCGCTTGCACGCGTGGGAGCGTTATGAGAGCATCCGTCAAGCGATGCGGCGCCCGGGCTGCCGACCTGCAAAGCCCCGTCCCCGCCCGTCAGAAGAACTCGGCAGCATGATCCTGAGCCTCTGCGCACATCTTGCCGAGCGCCCGAATTTCGCCGGATACACCTACAGGGACGACTTGGTGAGCGCGGCAGTGCTGGACTGCCTCCAGGCGTGCGAGCGCTTCAACCCGGTCTCGACAACCAGTGCATTCGCCTACCTGACCACCACGGCGTGGCGCGCTATGTCGCGCGCGATCAAGCGTGAGCAGCGGCTGCATTTTATCCCCCTGCACCACAAACCACGCCTAAATACTGGCGTAGCCGTCCAGGCAGGCACATAGCTGCTAGCCGAACAGCGCACCCCACCCTTCGGCGCCTGCGCATCAAAGCCCCAACCTTGCCCAATCGACCCTACAAGCTCCCCGTATACGGGCGCAATCAGGAAATCTTGTTCATCTCGGAGGGCGAAGAGCAGCACACTCACCTGCTTGAGTGTGGGCTGGTGCGCGAAGTGGGCAGCAAGCGTAAGACGCACGCGCTCTACTGGATAGGTCAATCAGCCGACGAATCAGAGCTCGTAAGCCTGCGCATTCCCGTCGGCACAAAGACCGTTTACCGTGAGCCCGTGGGTGATCGCCATGTCTGGGCCCACCGTCAGCGTGTGTGCGACGCATGGGGCTGTGATGCGTGATGCCTGGCGCAATCAAGCGACTCTGTCGTAAGTGTGGATGTGGCAACACAACGACTGAGACGTACTGCGTTGAGCATCAGCGAGTTAGGGACAACGGAATCAGGCTGCGAGCAACACGTCAAGAGCGCGGTTACGATTCCCGCTGGCAGAAGTTCCGCCAGTGGTTTCTAGCAAAGCACCCCCTATGTGTGGATTGCCTGCGCGGTGGCCGGTGCGTTGAGGCGACGGAAGTCGATCACATCGTTGCGTTGCGCCGAGGCGGCGACAAGTATGCGCTGGAGAATCTGCAGCCGCTATGCAAGCCGTGCCACTCTCGCAAGACCGCGCAAGAGATGCAGTTCGGGGGAGGGCGGGTCTGAAATCTACGGGTTGGAAGGAGCGGAACCGCTGGGCAGCTAAATTTTCCCACGTGCACTATGCCCGATTCCGTTAACAGCTCGACGGTGGTGCTGCTAAGTCTCGAAAGCCTGGGCATTTACAGCGACCCATACGGTACGGCCCGGCTCAACATCGAGCGAATCGCTGGCCGCACGGCATTCTTCGGAGTGTTTCCTGTGTGGCGCCGGACGCTCACCGCCGGCTATCTGCACATCCATGTCGGCTGGCAACCGGGATCCGGGCCTGGCCGATTCCTGTATTCGAGGAACTAATGGCAGGCCGGCCGCGTGTCCCGAGTGCCATCAAGAGACTAAAGGGCACCGATCAGCCCTGCCGCATGAACCCGGATGAGCCCGAGCCGCCGCGGGGAAACATTCACTGCCCCTCGCATCTGGACAAGATTGCGAAACGTGAATGGCGGCGGCTCGAGCTGATCCTGTCGGCGATGCGGGTCCTGACCGATGCCGATTACGTCACCCTGGCCGAGCTGTGCCAGCAGCTTTCGATCTGGGAGCGGGCCTCGCGGCAGGTCGAGCGCGAGGGGATGCTGGTCAACCACCTGCGCGGCTCTCGCAAGTTGATCGGCAAGGGGCCGGACGGCCAAGACGTCGTAGAGAATCTGACCGAGATCCGGCGCCATCCCGGGTTGAAAGTCATGAACGACGCGTTGGGGCTGATCAATAAATGCTGCTCCGAGCTTGGCCTCACGCCGGCGGCGCGCACAAAGGTGAAGACAGTCGATGCCCGCAAGGGCGAACAGAACCCGTGGAAGCAAATCGAGCAGCCGCGGCAAACCACCCAATCGCAGATCCAGTAATCCGGCGCGTGTACGAGGCCGATCGGCGCCGTCGTTCAGCGCACGGGGCTGGACTTACGCCCGCCGGGTCGTTTCGGGCGCTGTTCCGGCTTGCAAGTGGGTGCGGCTTGCCTGCCGGCGAGCTCTCGATGACCTGGAGCGGTGGCCTGGGCGGCGGGGCGCGTGTTGGTTCGATTCCGTTGCGGCCGACAAGGTCTGCGCGGCGATCAGCCAGTTTCGGCACACAAAGGGCGAATGGGCGCGCCGCAATGAGCGGATCAAGCTCGAACCCTGGCAGTGCTTCGTCATCGGCCAGGTCTTTGGCTGGAAGCGCCGCGACGGCAACAGGCGATTTCGAACAGCCTACACCGAAGTCCCGAGAAAAAACGCCAAATCAACCCTCTCGAGTGGCGTTGGGCTCTACATGGTGGCCTGTGATGGAGAGCCGGGCGCCGAAGTCTACAGCGCCGCGACCGCCAAGCACCAGGCCCGCATCGTTTTCGACGACGCCAAACGGATGGCGAATAAGGACCCCGATTTCCGCGCACACTTCGGGGTGAGTGTCGGCAGCCATGCGATCTACATCCTCGACCGCGCGGCAAAGTTCGAGGCGCTCGCATCAGATAACGATAGCCTCGACGGCCTCAACGTGCATTGCGCGATCGTCGATGAGCTTCACGCCCACAAGACGCGCCACGTCTGGGATGTTCTCGAAACCGCGACCGGCGCTCGATCGCAGCCACTCATCTGGGCCATCACGACGGCCGGCAGTAACCGCGCCGGCATCTGCTACGAGCAGCGAACGTACCTGACGAAGATCCTCGAGGGCGTCGCGCATGACGACACCTATTTCGGGTTGATCTACACGATCGATGACGGCGACGACCCGTTCACCGAGGCCGCATGGCGCAAGGCGAATCCGAATTACGGCGTGAGCATCATGCCGGACGATATGCAGCGCTTGGCCGCAAAGGCTCAGCAGATGCCGGCCGCGCAGGCGAACTTTTTGACCAAGCGCGTCAACGTCTGGGTATCTGCCGACGAGGGCTTGTTCGACATGGCCGCATGGGCGCGCTGCGCCGTTCCCGCTCTGGAGATCGAGCAGTTTATGGGCTGCCGCTGTTGGGTCGCGTGCGATCTCGCCAGCCGCGATGACCTGGCATCCATCTGCTACCAGTTCGAGCGCGCCGGCGAGTGGTTCTACTTTTGGGACCACTATTTGCCCCAGGAAAAGATCCAATCGGCGGCAAACTCGCAATACCAGGGATGGGAAACGCAAGGCCTGATTACGGCCACGGATGGCGCCACGATCGATTTCGCGCGCATCGAGGACGACATCGTCGAGAACTCCGGTCGCTTCCAGGTCGTGCATATCGGCGCCGATCCTTGGCAGGCAACGCAGTTCATGCAGAACCTCGAGAAGCGCGGCGCGCCGATCGTCGAGGTTCGTCAGACCGTCGCCAACCTCAGCGAGCCGCTCAAGGATCTGATCGGGCTGCACAAGGAAGGTCGGATGCATCACGACGGCAACCCGATGGTGGCGTGGATGATCTCGAATGTGGTCGGGCACTACGACGCCAAAGACAACGTGTTTCCAAAGAAGGAACGGCCCGAGAACAAGATCGATGGCGCCGTGGCGATGATCATGGCGCGGCATCTGGCGATGCGCGGCAAGCCGGCGCCGGGGCCGATCGACGTAAGCCAGTTCGTCACCGGATGAGTTTCGGCGGTTGATTCCGCCACACGAGCGCGGGTGAAAAACCCAGGCAGCCTGAGATGAGCGAGCGTGTCCATTTCGCGAAAGCGAAACGCCGCACGGCGATCCGCGGCCAAGGGGCATGGAAAAGTCACAGCCTGCGAAAGCAGGTCGGCTATATCGCCTACCCGGGCAACTGTGGGGGCTGCCTCCAATTTCTCGACACGTTAAGAAATGCTCAGCACGATCCTGGCGGCCGTATCGCAGTGTCTGAAGCGGCTGATCGATCTCGTGGCTATCCTGGGTGATCTGCGGCGCCACATCGACCGGCGTTTCGACGCCATCGAAGCGAGCCAGGCCCGCG